ATAGATATGTTTTATAAATTAAAAACAGATAAAAACCCTGCATTATCTAATGCTGACTTTGATGATATTGTTATTAGTGAAGCAGAAACACACGCAAAATTAGACGGAAGATTTGCACCAGAGTATATTCAACTATTAACACAAGATAGACCTGATGGTACTCCTGCAATTATAAATAATCCAAAGCATCAAAAAAGAGTAATTGCATTAGTTGATGAATTAAAAGATAGCATAAACTTAAATAGAAACACAGCGATGTGGTGGAATGGTTCTTTAGCTAGTACAGGAATGAAAAAAAGTGATCGTATTGAAGTAGGAGAACAAGCTTTTGCAAAAGAAATAAAAAGATTAATTAGTACAGGAGAAGCTACATCAGAAGCAGATGCGTTTTTAAAAGCAACATTAACGTTTGCTCCTGCTATGGCTAAAAATGAACCTATACCACAAATAGTAGATTTGTTTGAAAAACCATTAAGTAGTCAGTACACAGAAGATGCAAAACTAGCCATAGAAGTTTATAAGGGTTTAGAACAAAATGGTATGGTTGGTATCTATTTTGAAGAAAATGATAAGAATAGATATAAGTTTTTTATTGCAAGTATTTTAAGTGATGCAGGTGTAGACCCAAGAGATATTGTTAGACAAGTTGGGACTATGGATATGAAAACATCAACAATAATAGAGTTAAGCTCTAACCAGAAAAAAACACTACAAGGTTTTGCAGGTAATATGGCTTATGCTCCTAACCTTGATTTAGTTTATACGGTAGCTGAATATTTTAAAAATATAAATTCAGATGTTAATGATAATTTTATTAGTCAAACTAAAAAGTTTATAGATGAATACTACGAAAACATTAATGGACGTTACGTAAGTAAATATAAATTAAATCAATTTGGTGTAACAAAAGATAACTACGATGCTTTTAAAGTAGCATCTATTGAAATATTAAAAGAAAAATTAAATGGAGAGAAATCAATAATTCAAGATACAGATATTGTTGGATTTTTCTATGATGAAACTAATCCTGATATTACAGGTCAAGC